CGTGGCGGCCTTGCCGTCCCGGTAGCAGGCGTTGAACGCCGCGATGATGCGGCCGTCATCCAGGCGGGTCTTGTTCGGCTTGGGCGCGGCCATAGGCCCGGAGTCTAGCGCGATCGCCAGCTGATGCGCGACTGACGGCCCAGGGCGCGGGCGTAGCGGTCAACCTTGGGCTGGTCGTCCTCGGCCCCCTTCGGCCAGGCCAGGTCCATGTCGAAGATGCGGGCCAGCGCGTCCAGCACGTCGTCGTGGCCGCCCACCGGGAACGTCAGCAGCTCCTCGTTGATGAACTCCTCCACCAGGTCGCGGGTGCGGCCGTCGTAGCCGGTGTAGTGCAGCATGGTGGGCAGGTAGAAGCGGCCCTCCGCGAAGATCGGCACCAGCCGGCGGATGCGGTCGTTCTTGGCCATCGGGGCGTCGCCGGGCTTCGGCAGCTCGGTGACGAAAAAGCGGTAGTTCTCGCGCTCCTGCACCTGGCGCAGGTACTCGATGTCCGCCTGCATGCCGTACTTCTCGTAGCCGACCGCCTGCGGCCGCCACTTGCGATGGAGCCGCATGACCAGGGCGGCGCGCTCGGCCAGGTTCAGGCGGTCGCGCACCCACTCCAGGGCGTAGTAGTTGCGGTCCGGTCCCAGGGCGACGACCGCGGCGGCGGTGTAGTCGCTGCCCTTCTTCTTCTCGCTGGCCGGGTCCACCAGCAGGGCGCGGTTCATGCCCAGGTAGCCGCTCGGGTCGTCGAAGTGCCGCAGCCAGTCGCGGCGGAAGCCCTGGGCGCGGTCGGCGGTGGGGTCCTGCATGAGCTGGGCGCTGGCGACGTAGGGCCCCATGTCCCGCACCCGGCGCAGGTACAGGTCCTGGGGCAGGAATACCGGGGTGCCGCTCAGTGTACCGTCATCGGTGGCCGGATAGATGCGCGGCTCGACGGTGCCGCGGCGGATCATTTCGGCGTAGGTGTCGCCATGGTGGTAGCGGGTGCCGATGACACGGCGGCGAGGGTTGGTGCTCTCCAGGTTCAGGGACAGCTCGAAGCCTTGCGTGGTCTTGGCGATCTGCTCCGGGGTGGTCACCGAGTCCTGCACCACCACGTCGTCGTACACCAGCACGTCGTAGTGGCGGCTGATGGGCTGGCCGTCGATCAGCCCGTGGGCCTCCAGGCTGGCTTCCTTGGGGTTGCTGCGGCGCTTGACCACCACGCCGGCGTCCTCGGACCAGCGCGCGGCCTGCGTGTCTGGGCGTTCCCACAGGATGTCCGGGAACAGCTGCTTCAGGGTGTCGTTGCGCTCGAACTCGAACTTGATCTGGCGCAGGAAGGCCTTGGCGATCGGCCTGGTGTGGCTGAAGATCACGAACGTCGGCTGGAGGCCGCGCCAGTGGAACAGGGGCTCCTCGCCGTGGCTGGCCAGGATGTCCTGGATGGTCTTGCCGTAGGTGATGATGGTGGACTTGTAGTGGCCGCGGGCCCACAGGTCCAGGTGGCCGTCAGGGCTCGCCTCCACCATCCGGCAGCGGGCGAACAGCCAGGGGTGCTCCAGGTCCCGCCGGTTCAGCAGGTAGCGCAGCAGAAAGTACAGGTCCGTCCGGGCCAGGAGTCTCAGGAGGGCGCGCTTCTGCCTCTCGGACAAGCTCTGCAAGGATCGCAGCAGCTGCGGGTAGGCCGATGGGCTGGTCGGTTTCTGCATGGCGCTCCGCATAGCCTACGCCGACCAGGCGGCCGGCCTGGGATGAGGCGGCCTCGGCCTCCAGCACGCCCTTGATCTGGCTCAGTATCCAGACGAGGCGGCCGGCCTCGGCCGATTTCATCTTGCGGGACTTGGCGGCCCGGTACACCCGGGACATTTCGCGCCGGACGGCCTCCAGGGTGTCGAGTCGGCGGTGGACCCTGATTACGTCAGTATCGTCCCGCGGCGGCTTGGATTCCGCGCCCAGGACCTCACCACTCAGGACGGCGTTCATGTTTCGTCCAGTACAGGTGGCTCGGCACCTTCAGGTCCGCGAGAGGGAGCTTCCCGCGGGGCCGGGTCCCGTTGGTGCCGGGCCGGGGGTGAGGTTAGCTCAATCCAGCCGCTCGGGGTAAGGGCGCGGACGGAGGCGGACCAGCGGGGGTGCCTGGCGGTGGGCTTGCGCCAGCCGTGGACCTGGATGACCCAGCCGGCGCGCAGCAGGGCGCGCAGGGTGGGGGAGGCCTCGATCTTGGCCTGGCGGGTGGCGGCGTGGTCGATGGTGGTGGTCTGCACGCCGATGGTTTGTCCGTCCTGGGAGAGGGCCAGCAGGTCGAGGAAGCCGAACAGGTCCTGGCGCTTGCGGGCGCGCGGGTTCCAGCGTTCGACGATGGCGACCTGGTGGCCCTGGCGTTTCAGCAGGGCGAGGGAGCGTTGCATGGGGCTCATGGGGTGGGCGCGGGGAAGGGGTCGAACTTGCCCTTCAGCCATTGGTTGTACTGCTCCCGGGTCATGCGTTGCGGCCACCAGGCCGTGTCCTGCCAGGTCAGTGGATGCGTGGGGCCAGCTCCAGCAGGTGGGACCCGTCCGCGGCTTCCTCGTCCAGGCAGTGTGGGCAGGGCCATAGTTGTTCCACCATGTCGCGGATGCCGTCCAGGCAGGTTGGGCAGAAGGCGCAGGGCAGGATGCCGACCGCGCCGCGGGCCCCGCGTTCCACCTGCAGGTCGAAGTCGCGGTGGCACAGGCTGCACTGCAGCTGCGTCTCCTCGCGCTTACGCATGGGCATGTTACAGCTCCAGGTTCTTGCGCAGGATGACCCGAACCTCGCGGGCCTGGTCGGAGGTCGGCACGCCAACCAATGGCTCCATGCCCACCTGGTTCAGCTCGTAGCCGCGGCGATGCGCCTCCCAGATGGCGAAGGCGACGTTGCGCAGGGCCAGGTGGAGTTCGGATCGCAGCTCGTTGTCGGTGTAGGCGGCCAGGGTGGCCTGGGCGGCGGTGGGGACGATCAGCATGTGGCGCTCCTCAGGATTTCCTTTGCCCGCCGGTTGCGCTCCAGCATCTCGTGGGACATCGAGACGTACTGCAGCCGGCCGCCAGGCTCCTCGACGGTGATACGGCCGCGCAGCTCGGCGGAGGCCGCCCGCAGGTGCGGCAGCGGGTCGCGCAGGATGTGTTCGGTCGCGGCGCGGCTCCTGGCCGAGAGGCGCGCAAAGACGGCGGCCACGCAGGCGGATTCAATTTTCGGGTGCATCGGGTTCCTCCTCCTCCAGCTGGCAGTCGTACTCGGCGGCCAGGCGGTGGACGTGCTCGATCATGTCCGAAAGCTCGGCCTTCGTGTAGTAGGCCGTGCTGACCGGGACCAGGATGCGCTCGCCGGCGATGTCCACCGCCCGCTTGCGCCCGTACAGCTCCTTCAGCACGTCCTTCAGCTCGTCGGGTGTGTAGCCCAGGTGCGTGGCCAGCTGGCCTATCAGGGCGTGCAGCAGCGCGTTCTGCGCCAGGCTGCGCCGGGGCCGCGTGGGGCCGATGCTGACCCGGGCCGGCGTGCCGTTCAGGAACGGGGCCCAGGACTCGAACACCCGCCGCAGCTCCAGCGCGTTCCTGACTACCGCGCGGCGGGACGGTAGGCTTTCCGCAGGGCCTGGTCCACCATGTCCCGGTACTCCGTCATGTCCAGCTCGTCCTCGAACGGTTCCCATGCCTCGGCCACGTGGTTCTTGGCAGCGATCATCCGCTGCAGGGTGTCGGGGTCCACGCCACCGGCCTTCACCACCGCCCGCAGCATGCGCTGGTTGGCCCAGCGCCGCGGGCCGGACAGCACCGGGCCGGGGCCAGGCCGGAACCTGGGCGGCTGGGGCGTCGGGGCCGGCGGGGCGGCGCGCTCGTAGGACCGGCGCGGGGCGGCGGCCTTCTGCGCCTTGCGCAACCAGTTCCGCCAGGTCGCCTCCCAATCGACCATGCGCCAGCCGGTGGCCTTCGCGTGGTCGCGGAACTGGTCGAACTCCACCTGGAGGTTGACCTGCGGGGCGTGAATCTTCGCCCAGGACCGGCGCTGCTCGGTCAGCTCGAAGTCCTCGGGCAGGGCTGATTTCGGGGTGGCCATCGTCAGTCCTCCCGCAGCAGGTCGATGGTCACGCCGGCGACGGCCGCCACCGCCACCACGACGAAGCCCAGGAAGGCCAGCGCGGCGTTCGGGCCAATCTGGCCGGACAGCACCAGCTCGATCAGCCTCAGGATGGCACCCAGCGCCAGCAGCGCGAGTCCGCCCAGGATGGAGTACAGCACGATCCTTCCGCGGCGGCGGTTCATGGCACCCTCCAGACTCGGGCCAGGCCGCCGTGCGATCGGTAGCTGGTGCTCACCCGCGAAGTGCGGATGATGCGGTTCTCGGACCGCAGCCGGCGCATGATCGCGCCCAGGACGCGGCCCTCGCGCGGCACCGGGCCGCCCTCGATCAGCTCCGCGGCCACCACTTCGATGCCGGGCCCCAGCTCCTCGATGCGCTTGCGGGCGTGCGCGTACAGCTCGTCGTAGTGGTTGTCCTCGGGCTCAGCCACCCGCCCCAGCAAGGCCTTGCCCAGCTTCAGCGGCTGCTGTTGGTACTTGTGCTTCACGTTCCTCTCCTCGTTTTGCGTTGCCAAAGGTCCCCCACTTTCTCCACTCCGGTAGGGGTACCGGGGATACTCGTATGCGCCCTCCGCTGGTGGTACCGGGTCGTCAGGGGTAGGACGTTGCCCGGGATTTCGCCGTCAGGGTGCGCTACGTCCCCGACTTACTTACCGATGCTTTCCTGGCGAGCCCCGACACCGGAACGGGCATGACTGCGTGCGCCTTGACGACCCTTCGCGGGGCGTGGCGCTTGCGGTGAGGAGGGAGGATTGGCACCATATGTGCCGTCCGCCGCTACCGGACCGCGCTCTACAACAAGCCCTGACAGGCTTTGAGCGCCACGCCCCTCCTTGCGAGGGGCGTGTTGTTTATAGGGGGTGGCGGCCACGTTCGTCAAGCCGCCCTTCCTCGATCCCGGTGAAGTAGGCCACAAAGCTCAGGCCGGCCACCAGGATCGCGCCCAGGTCGTCAGCCCCCGTACCGTAGGCGATCAACGCCGCCCCGGCGGCGAACAGCCACGGGGCCAGTACCCTCAGCCAGTCGCGCATGACAGCTCCTCCCATCGTCAGATACCATCACCGAGCCGCGCATCACGTTCCTCGTGCTCGGCAACCCTCGCGGTCGGTACTCCATTCTGGCCGCGACCCCTCGGCCCCGGCCCGCAGCGATGCGGACCGGGGCCTTTTCATCCCTCCACCACCTGGTAGCCGTAGCACCAGTGGCCGTCGTTGACTTCGACGACGAATTGCCTTTTTAACCAAGCAAGAGGAACGTGACATGAAAAGCCGTACCGTGAACGCCCGCGGCCTGACCGCCGCGGTCATCAGGCACCTGGAGAACAACCAGGGCAAGGCCTACACCAGTTCGATGCTGCAGCGCGAGCTGAACAACAGCCAATTCCGCGCCCCGCCAACGCGCGGCGCGGTCAACTCGGCGCTGTGCCGGGCCGCGAAGGCGGGCGACATCCAGCGCCTGAGCTTAGGGCAGTACTGCGCCAGGGATTCAAGTGTCTCCGCCGGTGAGCCCGAACGGATCATCGACGATCTGCTGGCCGTCATGGTGAAGGCCGAGCCGGTGCTGCACCGCTGCAAGCGACTGCTGGCCGCCCTGCAGTCGGCAGAGGTTGCATGATGCCGCCGCCGGACATTGACGACGACCAGTGCCCGCCGGGCGCGTTCATGGACACGCTGTCGCCGGAGACGCGCAAGCGTGCCGTCGAAATCGACGCTCGGTCGCAGCCGGCAAAGCCGACGCTTGCGGAGGCTGTTGCTGGCTTGCTGGCGGTCGTGCGCTACGTGCATCAGTACGGTCGCCTGACCAGCCAAGAACACAAGTTTGTCGAAGCCGCGATTGAGAAATGGGAGGCGTCGAAGTGAGCTACATCGCACCTACGGCCGTCGTCAGCGAATCGGCCCGCGTCAGCGGATCGGCCCGCGTCGGCGGATCGGCCGTCGTCGGCGGATCGGCCCGCGTCAGCGGATCGGCCCGCGTCAGCGGATCGGCCCGCGTCGGCGGATTGGCCCGCGTCGGCGGATCGGCCGTCGTCGGCGGATCGGCCGTCATTTGCGGCCACGGGCGTGTGTCAACGGCGGGCGATTACCTGACGCTCGGCCCGGCGATCAGCAGCGGCCGGACGACGACCGTGCACCGGGACGCGAAAATCGGCTGGCGCGTGAACTGCGGCTGCTTTAGCGGCACGGTCGAAGAGTTCGAGGCCGCGATCAATGAAACGCACAAAGACAATGTGATTGCGCACGCGCAGTACACGGTGTTTTTAGCACTGATTCGCGGGCATATCCGGATCATGGACGCGGAGAACAAAAAGTGAGCGACGCATTCTGGCTCATTGCGATTTCGACAGTGCTGGCGACGGTGTTCGCGGTCGTCGGGTGGTGGATTGACCGCAAGCTGAAGTGCGAGCGCGAGCGCGACGTGCTGCCGCCGCCGTGTCGCTCGACGGAGCGCCCTGGAAGCGTGGCTGAGTTTCGGCGGCGCATGGCGGCGCGGAGGTATGTCGCATGATCGAGCAGGGGTCGCCTGAATGGCTGGCCGAGCGCTGCGGCCATGCGACGGCATCGCGGTTTAAGGACGTGCTGGCGGTGCTGAAAAGCGGACAGCCGGCGAAAGCGCGACAGGACTATGCATTGTGAGTAAGGTCTACGACGTGGTGGCGACGGTTGGTGAGTACACGGACCGGGCCGGCAACACGAAAAAGCGTTACATGAACATCGGCGCAGTGTTCAAGACGGACAAGGGTTTCAGCATGAAACTGGAATCCGTGCCGGTTGATTGGAACGGCTGGGCGAACTTCTACGAGCCGAAGCCGATTAAGGACACGGCCGCAGCTGCGCCAAAGCCGACCGAAGATGTTCCGTTTGATATCGTGGACGCCTACGACGCCATCCCCTTCTAGACCCTGGCACGTCGGCTACGTCGGCCCGTACTGACTGAAGCTGCGTGACCCGCAGGTTGAGCGGGAGCATAGAAGGCTGATGCACCAGCTGAGGAAGATGCACAATCGGGAGGGGGGTAGCCGTGAGTGAATTAACCGCTGCAGGCATCGCGTGGCTGCGTGGCTTCGGTATCGAAGGCAACCGCGCCGCCGACGAAATCGAGCGCCTGCGACAGGAGCTTCGGCTGGCCGAGGATGCGGCCGGGACGCTCAAAGCAGGGACGCTGGACCTGCGCGCCCGGCTCGCGGAAGCGGAGCGGGAAAACTGCATCCTCAGAACGCTTGCCGCTAATGGCAATGCGGATTGTCAGTATTGCGGCCTTGCCGCTGCCGACATGAGTAAGTGCGCTCATGGCTTTCCTGGCTGTGCGAGGGCCGACGATATGTTAGCGATATTCGACGCCGTGCCTACTGACAGCGCAGCAGCTACTCCCGCTGAATCCACTCCATCAGCACCCGCCGCCGACCCTCGCACTCCCTGAGCGCCGGCCCTGCGACCGACGCGCAGTTCAGCAGCAGCGCCGCCTGGTCGGCAGGCTCTAGCAGGCTGAAGCTCGGCCGGAACCTGCACGCTTCAACCACCGCGGGGATCGGACACGGCTCGTCCGGCGGTTTGGCACGCGGCACGGTCGGCGGGATCGCCGGTCCAGTGGGCGTTCCAGCACAAGCGCCAAGCATCACTGAGGCGAGGATCAGGGTCAGGGTCCGCATTCGTCGGCTCCGGTCGGGTGACGAGCTGGGCGCGGGACAGGGCGGCCCGCAGGCGCTCAGTCTCGGCGCGCTCGGCGGCAAGGTGCTGCGCTAGGGCCTGCTGGCGGGCCGTATCCTCCGCCTGCCGCGCTACGGCGGCCGCTGTCAGGCGATCGACCTCGGCCCGGTAATCGCGCTCGGCTTGAAGCGCTGAGGCGTCCCAGCGGGCCTGTACGCGGTCCTGGCCGTCTGAAACCGTGTCAGCTGGACGGGAGACCTGACGCCCACCAGGCTATCCAGCCGTCCAGGCGCTCGGCATCGCGGGCGCAGGCGGCCAGGTGCTCCTCTAGGGCCTGGTCAGCAGCTGTTCCAGGCGAGCCGCCGTCCCCGGGCTCTCCGCCGGTGCCATCAGGGCCGGCGGGGGGCTCGGCGGGCGCGGGCAGACATCCGCCACCTGGACGGGTGGCCTGGTGGAGGCGCAGCCGGCGAGCCAGGTCGCGGCCACGAGCATCAGCAGTGTCGAGTTGCGCACGTAGGTCCTCCTCCATTCTTGCCGCGGCCTGCGCCAGCTCGGCCTCGCGCTTCCTGGCCGCCAGCTCCAGCGCCCGCACTTCCTGGTTACGTGCTGCGGTGGCCCGGTCCCAGGCCGCCTGGACCTGGCTTGCGCCGTGGTGGTCGCCGCGGTGAAAGCCCCACTTGTAGGCCACCAGCAGCAGCAGGGCAAGAAAGCCCGCCGAGAGGCCGTATAGGGCCATCCGTGGCGGGATCACTGGGCACCCCCTCTCCCCAGCAGCGTCGGCAGCTTCACGCCCAGGGACGAGGCTGTATAGCCCGCCAGCAGGGCCCCGCCGGGCGACGTGCTGATCGCCTGGCCCACGATGCCGCCGAACTCCGGCAGCACCAGGTAGGCGGCCAGGGCGGACAGGCCGGCGAACAGCCAGCCGGGCACGTCCAGGGCGGCGTAGGTCCACGGCCAGGACCGGCCGGAGGACCGCCAGTGCTCGGCCCAGCGGCTGACGAAGTGGATGCTGAGCCCCAGGCCAGCCATCAGCGCGGTGTCGGGAGAGTAGTACAGCACGGTCAAACCTCCTCGACGCCGCCGCCGGCCTGCAGGGTCGGCAGCGGGTAGACGGGCGGCCAGGTGTCGGTCGGCGGCCAGCGGTAGCCGATCACCCGCCAGGCCTCGAACGAGGCGATGCTGACGCGGTTGCCCTGGTTGCCGCCCAGCAGCAGGATGCGCTCCTGGCCGTCCTCGGCCACCAGGAAGCCGGTGTGGCCCGCGCCGCCGCGCTCCAGGACGGCGATCGAGCCGTAGGCCCGCCGCCCCAGGTCGTGGCCGTACTCGGCCAGGGCGCGCGCCCGGTACCAGTGCCTGGGCTTCGGCAGGCCCGCCTGGACCAAGCAGGCCGATACGAACGTCGCGCACCAGGGCGTTTCGTCGTCGCCCCACCATGCGCCGAGCCGGGCCAGCCAGCCCTTGATCGTGCTGTCGGTGGGCGGGCCAGGCCGCTCGGTCACGCCCAGGTAGCTGCGCGCGATCGTCAGCCAGGGCGGGTCACTTCTGACGGGGCTGGCCGCCATCAATGTGCCCTTCCAGTCGCTCCAGTCGGACCAGCACGCCGTTCTGCCGCTCCCGCACCAACGTCAGATCCTCGGCCTGCTTGAGCTGGATGGCCACCAGCGAGCCGCGCAGCTCGGCCACCTGCGACTTCAGCAGGATGACCTCGTTCCGGGTGTCGGCCTGCGCCTGCAGCACCTTGTCGGACATCGAATTGAGCGCGAACGCCCAGGCCCCGAAGGCGAGCGCGAACAGCCCTCCGACCACCTTGCTGCTGAAGATGTTTGCGATGGCATCGCTCACCACTGACGGTCCCTTAGCTCCCGGGCAGGTAGCGGCTAGAGCTGGTCGAGGGCGGCGCGTTGCGGCGCTGCCAGGCGCGAGAGTACAGGGACGGGTGCTCGTACAGGTAGCGGGTACGGGCCTCGCGGGACAGGTCCTCGAACGCCTTGTCCAGCAGCCGGGCCGCCTCGGCCGGGTTGCCGTCCATCAGCTGGCGGAACTGCGGGCTCTGCACCATCGGCACCAGGTTCTGCTGTCTGATCTTGCCCAAGTACTCGGCGTAGTCGCGGTACTCCTGGTCGGACAGCTCCACGTCGTACAGGCGGTGGCTGGGCCGGCTCTTGTACACGCCCAGGCGCAGCATCGTCTCGGCCAGCACGTCGCGCTTCTCGGGGCTCGGCCGCAGCGGGTTCGGCGCGCTCGTCTCGATCGGCTCGCCCGCGATGTCCACGCGCGTCGCCAGGTCCTGGCGCATGCCGGGCACCCGTGCCTTGATCGCATCCAGCACGGTGTTCGCCTCGCGCTGGAACGGGTCGGCAGCATAGGCGATCTGCGCCGCGCCGCTCGGCACCAGCGTCCCGGCCAGGCCCTCCACCCAGCTCTTGCCGTAGCGCGCCGGGTCGGAGTACGCCTGCATGAAATCGGTAATGCCGCGCAGGAAGGTCTTATCGCCCAGGTTGTTGGCGAAGCTCATCACCAGCATGCTGGCGAGCACGCCCACTTCCTCCTCCTTCGCTGCGCCGGCCAGCTCGTGCATGTCGGCGGCGATGCCCAGCAGCATGCCCAGCGGCTCGAAGCGGTTGTACTTGTACCAGGTGCCGCCCAGCTTGGCCGAGTACGGCTGCCAGCCGGTGCGGTACAGCAGCTGGCGCTCGGCCGGATCGTCCGGGCCGGCCCCGGACAGCAGGCCGGCGGCGGCCATCTGCACCGCGTACAGGCCCAGGCCCAGGCCGACGAGCTGCCGGCCGCGGGCCCGCGCGGCTTCCATCGGATCGCCCTTGCCGGCCAGCTTGCGCAGCGTGTCGGGCGCGAGCGCCCCCACCGGCATGTACTCCAGCGAGGACTTCACGATGTTAGTGGGCGTGCGCACGAACGGCACGATGAGCTTGCCGACCTTCGAGCGCACCAGCGCGTGGTTGATCGCCCCGGCGCTCGGGCCCAGGCGGGTCGTGAAGGTCAGCTTGTTGGCCGCCTCGCGCGCCTTCGCCATCGCCTCGGGGAACGCCTCCAGGTTGTGGAACATCGCCCGGTACAGGCTCATCGGGTCCTGCGGGCTCTCCCGCTCCGCGATCGCCATGAGCTGCTGCGCCAGCTCCATCTGGTAGGCCACGCCCTTGAAAAACTCGTCCTCGGCCAGCAGCGCGCGGCCCGGCGTGCGGATCAGGTCGCCGGCCAGGCCGCCGATCGCGCGCAGCCGCTCCACTTCCATCTTCTGCATCGGGTCGAGCACCGGGGCCTGCGTCTGCCAGGCCTCGCGCGCGTTGCGCAGGCCCATGCTGATGCCGTCGCCCAGCGCGGACACCCGCGCGCCGACCTGGCGCAGCGTCAGGCCGTCCCCGGTGAAGGCACCGGCCGCGTTGCTGGCCGTCTCCATCGCCTGGTAGAAGGCGTTGGACACGATGTTGACCGCGTGCGTCACCGGCCCGGACAGCAGGCCGTTGATCCACCCTTCGTAGAACTTGTCCCACCAGTCGGGGTGGTGGAGCGCGCGGCCGATGCCGAGCACTTCGTCACGGCTGCCGGCGTTGCCGATCGCGCCAGCTAGGGTCAGCAGGTTGGCGTCCGCACCGTCGCCCATGCCCTCGACGATGGCGCGCGCTGACTTCGCCAGCGGCGCGACCTTGCGCAGGATGTTGAGCGCCCGCCCCGCCTCGGTCATCGCGCCGTAGGTGGGCGCGGCCAGCATGGCCAGGCGCTCCAGGCCCTGCATGAAGGCGACCTTGGCCTGGTCGCTGCCGGTGTTGCGCACGTCCGCGGCCAGGCGCTCGACTTCCCGCACCGCGTTGCCCAGCAGGCTGCCGTAGGCCAGCAGCTGCTCCGCGTTCGCCGCGCTGCCGGCCTTGCGGTTCACCAGGCCGTCGAGCGTGATGCCGAGCCGCAACCGGATCAGCTCCAGGGCGCGCTGCTCGGTCTCGTCCCATGGCACGGTGCCGCGGCGCTGCGCCCCCACCGCCGGCTCGTAGGCCTCCAGCGTGCGCTCCAGCGTGTCGAACTCGCTTGCGTTCAGCTCGCCCAGCGGGATGTTGCCGTAGACGCCGCCGCCGACCTCCAGCTCGCGCCGGCCAGCCGGCTCGACCAGGGCCGGCTCGCGGGAAGCCAGCGCCTGGGGCGGCTCTACTCCTCCTGCAGGTCCAGCTGCTCCCTCGTCAGGTCGTACTCCTCCGGCTGGCGCGGCGGGCGGCCCCCGAACTGCTCCAGCCACTCCCACTGCATTTCCGCCCAAACCTGGTCCGCCGCCTTCCGCAGCTCCCCAGATTTCTGCAGCTCGATCAGCTGCGCCGCGGACAGCTTCGGGAAGGGTCGCTGCTCTTGCATCGAGGTATCTCCTGGCAAAGACGGTCCTGGCGCGGGTCGCGTCGCTGTAATTCCAGCCGACGTCACGGGCCCATTCTGCTACCACCGTGAACTCGCCGCCGATGCGGTCAACCACCATCACGCGGTCCACGTACTCCAGGTACGGGCCGCTGATGCCAGCGATCGCGCCGCCCCAGGCATCGGCCGCGAAGTGCTTGGTGGGCGAGTCTGGGACGAATCGGCCGGACTGCTTGGACCTGAATGCGATGTCCTTCGCCACCGTCAGCGGGTCCGAGGATACCACCATGGCCACCACTTCGTAGTCGCGCGCCGGGTCCTTAAGGGCGGCCAGCTTCTTGGCGTCGTCCTCCACGTCCCCGAAAGTGCCGTCCCAGATGAAGCTCGCCCGCCGGCTCGGGTCGGTCAGGAAGGCTACCGCCGCCTTGCCCGTGTCCGAGGCCTCCGCCTGCATGAGGATGGCCGCGCGCGTGTCACCGATCGCCGCCAGCCTGGTGAACTCTGGCGTCTTAACGCGCGCATCGTCGATGTCAACCTTCGGCAGGTGTCGCGGTATCTTGCCCGTCTGCTGCAGCGTGCGCAGGAAGCCGCTCTTGCCGACCCCAGGGCCGCCCATCATCACGTAGCAGGTGGGCCGCTGGCCTTTCTTGGTCGGCTTCCATCCCCTGGTGAACGCATCGAACAGCCGCGTGTGCAGCCTGGCGCGCGCGCCGCGCTGGAAGTACGGCGTGCCCTTCTTCCACGACGGGTTCAACCACGGATGGCGCTCGGGCAGCACGTAAATGTGCCGCTGGCCCAGCCAGTCGGGCGCGAACCGCTGCACGCGGTACATATGCTCCTGGAACCAGCTGGCGAAGGCGTCCTCGGCGGCCTGGTTGCCCAGCGCCTCGCGCACCTTGCCCAGCTCCTTAATCTTGTCGAAATACTGATCGCGGCTGGTGAAGTCCGGGGTGGCGTGGTCGTACCACGCAATCCAGGTCTGCATGAGCGCGCCCCAGCGCCCCATGCCGTCCGCGTACCAGTGGCCGCGGTGGTCACCGCGCCAGCGCAGGCGGGCCGCGACCTCGGACAGTGGCATGCCGCCCAGCACCGCCTCCTTGAACCACCTGGCGGTATCCAGCCGGTGCTGCTCGATCGCCTCGGGCTCGATGTAGCCAAAGCCCTTCTTGTCGCGGTGCTGGCGGACGATGTTGCGCGGGTCCTTCACGATGCCCTGGTTCAGCAGCCGGGCCACCATGTCGAACACTTCCACGATCTGCTCGGGCGGCAGCTGCGCGAGCGTGCGCGGGCCGCCCTTGATCCGGCCCAGCACGCTGGCCGCGCTGCCGATGTTGTTGCGCACCTGCTCCTGGCGCGCGTCCGCGGTCTGCTGCTGGATGCTCGCGGCCTTGCTCGGGTCCACCGACGTATCGACCACGCCGGTCGCCGCGGTGCGCGACATGATGGCGACCTGGGCGTGCGTCCAGTCGAGCCAGGACTGGTGCTCGTAGTGGCGGACGCCGGACGCCGGCACGCGCTGCGCCAGCGCCTGCGGCGGGAACATCGCGTCCAGGTCCGCCTTCGAGTACGCGCCCTCGCCCATCGGCAGCTCGGGCTGCGCCGCCTTCGCCATCGTGCTGCGCACCAGGCCGTTGCGGGCGCGCTCGGCCTCGTCGTCGTAGGCGTCCACGATGATTTCGCCGTCCGGCCGCACGGTCATGTAGCCGCTGCCGCCGCCCACGCTGTACGGGTTCTCGACCTCGCCGGCCAGGTTCACGCCGGCCAGCTTCAGGGCGCGCGCCATCGCAAAGTGCATGGCCTCGCTGCTCGCCCATACAAAGCGGTTGCCGTCCTGGTCGTCGATGTAGCGCAGCACCGCGTCCTTGCCCATGCGGCGCAGCGCGGAAAGGTCCGGGTTGACCTGCACCTGTACCTGCTTGGTGCGGCGGCTGTGCTCCCAGCTCGGCCGGCCCACGCTGAAGTTCATGGGCCCAGGCGGCAGGCGCTGCGCGTCGGTGGCCTGGCGCATGGCGTAGGCCTCGGGCGAGCCTTCAGCGTTGAGCCCGCCCACCGGCTCGGCGGTGTTCAGGCCGCGCTGTACCGGCTGTACGCCCTGCCAGCGCAGCGATTCGGCGCTGCGGTTCAGCAGGTACACCAGGTCGTTGCGGCTCAGGTTCAGGCCGAACCCCAGCTTGCGCAGCGCCTCCTTGAACTGCGCCAGGACGCGCTGCACCAGCGGGTGCTTCGGGCTGCGCTCGGCCAGCGCCGCGACAATCTCCGCCGCGCGGGTGTTCGAGTCCACGCCGCGGTACAGCTCGTCCACGTCGGCGGCGATGTTGCGGATCAGCGGGTCGCGCGTGGACAGCCGGTTGACCTGCTCGACGGTCCACTGCCAGCGGTCCTGCATCAGGTTGATGAAGCCGTAGTGGCCGACGACATCGTGGGCCAGGGCGCGCTGCAGCTGGAAGCGGTCGCTGATCTTGTCCGCGACCACGTACACCACCGGCCCGGTGCGCTCGCGGATGTAGGCGGCCGTGATGTCCGGGCCGAGCTGCATCAGGACGTGCACCGGCAGGTCCGAGGCGTGCTCCGCCACCACCATGCGCGGGCCGTTGGTCCAGCGCGAGGCGGCCTGGTTCACCAGCCGACCTACCAGGCTGGCCGGCATCGGCCGCGCGCGGCGCTCGGGCTGGCCCTGGAAGGCGAACATGGCCGCCTGGCTGGGCTCCTCGCCGGCGGTGAACAGCGCCGCGGCCTGGCGCAGCAGGTCGGCCGGGGTGGCCGGGGCCGCCTCGCCGCCCAGCAGGTCCTGCTGCTTTGCCTGGCCGGCCGCCGCGGCCTGCTTGGCGTAGAAGCGCAGGAAGTCCGCCATCCGCTCGCGGCCCACCGGCCGGGTCAGGGCGGTGTTGTGCATGCCGCGCAGGATCGCCTCGGTCTCCGGCGGCAGGTCCCCGAACAGCCCCTTCTGGTCCAGGAACTCGCGCAGGCCCTGGCGCTTCGCGCGCAGCTGGGACACCAGCTCCACGGCCTGGACGACCCTGGCCCCGATGTCGAACTCGGGCCGCAGCTTACCGGCCTGCACGTCGGCGCGCAGCGAGGCGAACGCGGGCGCGGCGTCGAGCATCGCGCCCGAGGCGGCACGCATGTTGTTGTCGTTCGTCTCCAGCGCCCGGGCCAGCACCTGGTTGTCGCCGTAGGCCTTCGCCAGCAGCGCGCCCTGTATCCGGCGGACGCCCTCCGGCGAAAGGGTCCCTTCCCGGTCAATCAGCGCGTTGACCTCGCCGGGCGGAACGGTGCGCAGGAAGGCGCGCACGAAGTCACGGTTCTGGGCATCCCCGAACTCGCCGCCGCGGAACAGCCCCAGCTCGGCATCGGTCAGCCGCGCAGCGTCGGCGCGGGCCGCCTCGGTCGGGCTCATGCGGGCGGTGGCGGACTCGTTCGCCTCGCGGGTGAACGCCGCCCAATCGGCCTGCAGCGGGGCGGCCTTCATCACCAGCACCGGCTGGCGCATGCCCTCCACCTGGAAGCCCTGGGCCGCCAGGTCCTGCACGTAGGCCTGGTACTTCTCCGGGAACCGCTCGACCGCCAGGCGCAGCGCGTTGGTGCGGCCGTTGCCGGACAGCACCTGGCCGTCCGCCCGCACGATCGGGGCTCCGCGGTCGGCGTCCACCGAGGGGCGCAGCCGCATGGGGTCCAGGTTGGCGGCAATCTCCAGCTCCTGCTGCTGCATCGCCGCCCGGTCGCTGCGATCGCGCGGCTGCAGGGTCGGGTCGTAGCCCTCGTCCGAGCTGGTCCGCAGGGAGTCCAGCTCGACCAGCGTGGGCACCACCGGCACGCGCGTCCCGCGGGCGGTGACCACTTCCATCGCCCGGTCGGGGAACGGCGCGCCCTGCAGGCTGTCCGCCACCGGCGGGCCCAGGTCCTTCGGCGGGGCCTGGCGCGGCGGGGGCAGGTCGTAGTCGTACTGTGGGCCCGCCTGGGGCGGCGCAGCGGCCGGCACGGCCTCTGGCTGGGCCGCGGCAGGGCGGAGCCCCTGGAGCGCCCTGCGGGCCTCCTGCTCGTCCCTGGAGGGTCCGCCCCCGGGCTGCCCCTGGAACGCCCCGAACACACTGCCGGTCAGTGCCGCACCAGGAACCACGGCCGCGGACTCGCGCATGGCTCGCATGAAATCGCCCAGGATGCCGGCCAGGCTCTTTGCGCCGGCCGCGCCCTGCACGCCTTCCTCCAGCCACTCGGTCAGGCCCTGGCCGGCAAAGGCAGCCAGCGCCCGTCCGGGGCGGCCGGTCACGCCGGGGATTTTCCCGAACACTGCCTCGATGCCCAGCCGATTCAGCGCCGCGATGGCCGCCGCTTCGGCCGCGGTACGGCCGGACGCTTCCATGACACCCTGGCCCAGCCCGAGCCGCCGCTCGGCGTAACTCGGCAGGGCTTCCATCAGCGTGCCCACCGTGGTTCCCACGGCAGGACTGAACGCGCCCGTGGCCAGGGTCGGGATCGTAGTGGCGGCCCCCTCAGCGGCCGAGGACAGCCAGTAATCCGGCCGGGTCAGCTGCGCCGGGTTCTCAAGCCAGGTTTGCTTCAGGTCGGCGGCCGCCGCGTTCTTCTCGTAGCCCTCTCGGCCGGCTTCATACAGGCCGCCACCGAGGGCCGAGCCAAGCATTCCGATTCCCTGGAGGCTGTCGGCCAGCCGGCCAGGCAACAGGCGGGCCAGGCCGCCGGCCGCGCGGGTCAGGTAGTCGGATGCAATCAGGGTCCCGCCCGCCGCGGCCAGGCGGGTGGACGCGCCGCCGCGCCCCAGGCCGCGGGCGATGTCGGTGGTCAGTGGCGCACCGTAGTCCCGCCGGTAGACGCGCTCGATGTCCGCCTCGGGCGCATCCGGCACCTGCGCCTGCACCCGGCTCTTGAACTCGGAGTAGCTGGGCCCGGCGGTCAGTACCGGCTCGGTGCCGTAGTCCTGCCGGTAGACGCGGCGCGCGTCCTCCAGGGTCGCCCCAGGCACCTGCGCCTGGACCCTCTGCCAGTACTCGTCGAAGCTGGGGGCGGCCACGGCGGCGGCTCAGTACATGATGCCGGGCTGGCGCATCCAGAACGGCATATCTACTCCTGGTCGCTGCTGCGGCGCGACGAAGCCCTGGGCGAGCCCGCCTGTGGCCTGCGGCGCACCGCCGAGGCCGGGCGGGGTCGGCGCGGGCGCGGTGGGCCGCGAGCCGGCCGCCCTGATCTTGTCATCAAGGCTGGGCTCGCCGCCACCCTGGGTCATGTTCCATGTGGAACCAGTGCCAGCGCCCCGGCGCGCAAAATCAATCGCATAGGGCGAGCCGCCGAGGGAATGGTACTCGATCTGCTCGTTCTGGTTCAGGCCGCCCGTGGCCATCTTGCGGGTCAGCTCCGCCAGGCGCTGGTCCTTGGTCAGCTGCCGCTTCCGCGCGTCCTCGGCCGCGCGCGCCTGATCTTCCTCGATCCGCAGTCGCCTCTCCACCGCCTCCTGGTTGGCCTTGGCCGTCTCGCGCTGCTGCTTCAGCGATTCCTGGAACTGCTTGGCCATGCGCTCCTCGCGCTCGGCCACGGCCTTTTCGGAGCGCTCCCAGCGTTCCGCCTGGGCCTTGTCCTCGGCCTCGCGCCGGGTCTGCTCGCGCTCGGTCATTGCCCGGGTGTTGCTGCGCTCGGCCCGCTGGTAGGACTCGTTAACCACCGCGTCGAGCTGGCCCAGGCCGTACTGCATGCCCTTGCCGGAGCCTAGCCCCTGCAGCGCCCCGAGCATGGCGCGCGTGCGCGCGGCCTTCTGCTCGTCGGGGTTCATCTGGGCGTAGTAGGGGTTGAGCGCGCCCAGGCCGCGAACGCCGGTCGCGCCCTGCTGCAGCACCGGGCCGACGCCGCCGCCGCCGGCCTGCTGCTGGTACGCGCCGGACGGCATCGCGCCGCCCTTGCCGCCGCTCACGGCGTCACCTGCAGCTGGTTGTTGACCAGCTTCAGGCCCATGACCTTGACCATGAACTGCTCGGTGTTCGGGTGCAGTCCGGTCAGCGCCGGGGGCAGCGGGCTGGTCGGGGCCTGCTGGAACAGCGCCGGCCAAAGCTCCTTGATCTTGGCGTTCACCACCTGGAGGAAGGCCGCGAAGTAGCTGGTCACGCCGCCCCTCGTGCTGATGTAATCGCTGCCCATGGCCTGGCCCTTGTTGCTCAACTGGAAGGACGGGCCCTGCGTCCAGCCGTCCGCCGGGCCGTTGCGCACCAGGACGTTCAGCACGTCGATTTCGGTGTCGAAGTACAGGCCCACCTGCGCGCCGTTGGTCAGGGTGAATACGGGCAGGCCGATCGTGGTTGCAAGGCTCATGCGGTGACCTCCTTCTGTTCTGCCAGCTCCTTCATGACCGCCAGCAGTACGCCCATCACGTCCACCAGGGCGATAGTCTTGCCGTCGCCCACCCCGAACGCTTCCTGGAAGTCCTGCGCCATCGGGCCCAGGTGCTGCGTCTGGTCGCCCTTGTAGCGCCAGCGGTAGATCGGCAGGCGGCGCAGGCGGTCGAGCACGCGGCCGGCGGGCCGGATGTCCTCCTTCGCCTCGCGGTCTGACGCGGCCAGCAGGTACATCAGGTAGCCGGTCGAGGCCAGGTCAGCGGCCTGGCCCAGCGTCTCCATGCCGCCCTGCTTCTGCGTGCTGGTGCCGAAGCCGGAGCCGCCCAGGCCGGACAGCATGCCGCTGTACCAGTTGCCCATTTCCATCGGCAGGTTCTGGCCGTAGTTGTAGCGGCTGATGTCGCCCTGCAGCGCCTGCTCCGCGAACGGCCGCAGGTAGCCGCTGGCGTACTGCTGCTGGAACATGCTGGGCATCAGCCCGGTGCTCATGGTCTGCGGGAACAGCCCGGCACCGGCCTGCATGTTGCTGGCGGTCTGCCCGGCCATGTCGCCGTACAGCCCGCCGAGGCCGAGCACCTGCTGGCGGTACTGGTCGAGCGCGCCCTGCCGCGCCTGGTCCACGCCCAGCTGCAGGTTGCCGGCCCCCAGGTTCTGCGAGCCCATCAGCCGGTTCCAGTCCATGCCCAGGTTAGCCGAGGCCTGGTTCTGGCCGGCCAGCAGCCGGTTCCAGTCCATGCCGATGCCGGCCATGCCCAGCGCGCCCTCCAGGCCCAGCTGGTTCATGCGCATGGCAGAGTCGGCGGCCATCTGGTTGTAGGCCTGCTTCAGCTGCGCGTTCTGCATGGCCACGTTCGACATGATCTGCGCGCCGCCCATGTTCTGGCCGGCCACGGTCCTGGCGAACGAGTCGGCCAGCGAGGCGTTGTTCATGGACTGCGTGAGCCCCATCTGCGCGCCGGTCGAGCGCTGCGACGCCAGCAGCTGCTGCACCGCCTGGTCCAGGCTCGATCGCTGCCCGGCCCCCTGCAGGCCCATGCCGTAGGCCTGCAGCCCGGAGTTGGCCGCGAGCTGCGCACCGAGCTGTTGCGACTGGTCGGCGCGCATGCGCTCCTGCCAGGCGAGCTGCGCACCGATGTCGCCCACGTTGCGTTCCATTTCCGGGATGATCCGGTTCAGGTCCTTGATCGCCCCGGTGTTGTTGTTCAGCAGGTTCGACTGCTGCGCGATCGCCGGCAGTACCTGCTGCTGAAAGTTGCGCATCATCGGGGCGGTGGCGGCATCCACGGCCCCCTGCAGGCCGCTGTAGTCCGGCTGGCCGCTCATCATCCTGGACATGGCGGCGCGCGCTTCCGGGTCGATCGTCGGCGTGTAGGCCGCCGGGTCGAAGCCCAGCCGGCCGATGCCGGCGGTCAGGTCGGGCACGTCGTAGTTGGAGCTGGCCTGGTTGACCCCCTTCATCAGGTCCGGCAGGCGGAAGCCGACGCTCGCCGGGGCCATCCCTTCCATCGGGTTGATCGGGTTCCAGCTGACGCTGGGCGCGGTCAGTCCGGCGTTCAGGTTCAGGTTGGGCGCGGTCATCCCGGCCGTCATGTCGCCAGGGTCGCGGATCAGGTTCTGCTGGCCGCCGAACACGCCCAGGTTCTGCCCGAATGCCTGCCCGAGGGCCGATGCCCCCGCGGCGCTCGGGCCGCCCGCGGCCAGCGCCTGCTGCGCGCCGACCATGCTGGCGTACTGCGGGGTCACGGCCGGGGTCGCGCCGGTCGTGGGGCCGGTGGTTGCCGGCGTTGCCGGCATCGCGCCGCTCTTGCCGGTCAGCTGCCCGCCGGTGGCCGCCATCGGGCCGCCGGCCGCCGTGTCTGCCCCAGGCACCGGCTGAATCGCCGGACCGCCGCTGATGCCGCCAGCCACGCCCCGCCACAGGTCGTTCGCCAGGTTGCCGCCGGCCGCGCGCGTGTTCGGGTAGTAGGCGTCGCCTGACAGCCCGTAGCTTGGCTGCGGGTACGAGCTGTCGAGGTTGACCGGCATCCCAAAGGCGTTACCGAGGAACGCCGCCTGGTTGCCGAAGGCGGCCTGCTCCATCGGCAGGGGGCCGACGTAGGTCTGCCCGGGGTAGTAGCTGGGGGGGTTCTGGAGGACGTTGCTGGCGAACTTGTACCCCTGGGTCATGTACGGCTGAACGCCGCTCCAGGGGGTCGTCGTCGTGCTACCGCCGCCCTTGCCGCCGCTCATGTGCCAGGCTCCTTGCAAGTCCGGCGTAACGGATGGTCTCCCATCCCTCCCGCCTGGATTCAGCCTTGCGTGCCCAGCCCACGCGCCCTAAGCCCTGTAGGGCCTCGCATCCCAGGCCGATGGCCCAGGACTCGACGGCCCCCAGCATTTCATCCAGCCACCGGCGCATGCTCCCGCGCCGGCCGCCGATCACCATGATATTCGCCACAAGCCGCTTCGGATAGCGCAACAGCTCGACCATGAAGGTGCCGACCAGGCGATCGTCCACGATGGCCACAAACACGGTCAGGTGGCCGCTCATCGCCAGCACCAGCACGTCGTCCGCGTCCACGAACGGGTGATAGCGCATGGCCTTGGCCACCCAGGGCTTCAGCTCCGGCCACAGGCTCGGCAGCCACTCCATCGGGACCTTGCGGATCAGCGTGGTCATCGCTTGACGTACTCGTACAAGGAACCAGGACTGTCCACCTGGTAGTGGATGTCGAACTCCAGCAGCCTGGCGTCGGCGCTGTAGTTGTCCCCGGGGTTCGACGTGTCCCTGGACAGCCGCACCACCAGGATGTCGGAGATTTCAGCGCCCGAGGCGCTGATGTCGCCCAGCTTCGTGATTAGGTGCGTGTTGGCCGCCGCAGTGTAGGCCACCACCGTCGTCGCCGATAGGGTCGTCTCGGCGTCCCTGGCCTCGCCCACCCGGCACCACTGGTAGGCGATCTGCCAGGCCACCGAGCCGCTGAGGCTGGTGGTTTTCTCCCAATGGACGTGCGGGCGGATCGTGCCGCCGCGCCAGGTGTGCGGCATCTGCAGGACGATATGCAGCAGCTCTGGGGAGGCCTGGTCGAACAGCCAGCCGACGGCGCTGGTATCCCACTGCGGGTCGGACGGCAGGCCTGGCGGGGTGATCGCGGTGGCTGGCGTGCGCAGGTCGTCCCAATAGGGCTCGTCGTGCGTGTGCCCGGCCAGGCGACGCAACTCGCGCGCCAGGTACTCCAGGACGTGCTCCAGCTTCGACGGGCCAGGGGCGGGCTCGTACTTCACCGGATGCCCGCCGGGTCGAACTCGACATCGAAGCCGAACAGCCGGAACGTGCCGGTGCCGGCGTACTCGAATCGAATGTCTATCAGCCGCGCGGTGACCCTGACATCCACCTTGCGATCAACCCCGATGGCATACGGGTACGGTCCGCGCCAGCTCACCGAGCCGTCCGTGATACTGCGCGCGCCAACGTAGACGTTGACGACCTCGCCGGTGGTGCCGAGCACCTTGGGGAACACTCGCAGGACGCGCTTGTGCCTGTCCGCGTCGCGGCCCAGGTTGAGGCTGCTCCTGGTCACGTAGCAGGTCGGAGTCGCCCCGCCGAACAGCGGCCCGCCATCGGACTGGTACGCGCGCATGGCCGTGGAGTCGAGCATCAGCAGGCGGCTCTGGAAGGCGCTGTACTTGGCGTCGTCGAAGGCCCCGGTGGCCTCGTCGAACGTGCCGGTGCTCCCGTCAAAGGTCGTCGCAGCGCCGCTCGGCACCACGCCAGAGGCGGCGAACGTCAGCGGCTGGTTCAGCTCGCGCACCGTCCAGCGCCCGTCAGTCCAGCTCCATACGGCGGCCAGATTGCACCAGTCGTACCCGGCCTCCGGAAAGCAAACCCAGGCCTCGCGCGCGCGATGATTGGCGACCACGAAACAGCGCTTGTACCTGCTGGTGCTGATGCGGTTGAACAGCCAGCGCCGCATCCTGCCATCGGCCACCGATTCCGCCTGGTTGCCGTCGTGGATCACCACGTCGGTATCGGTCAGGACCAGGTGCCCGGTGCGGAACGAGGCGGCGCAGTCCTCGGCCAGCATGCCGATGTTGCTGAACACCTGCCGGAAGCCGAACACCGAGCTGCCGCCGACGTATTCCATCAGCCAGGTGTGCTGCTCCTTGTAGACAAAATTCACGTCGCGCAGCGGCAGGCAGTCCACCAGCGCGTCGCTGGTCTGCGCCAACTCCGCGATGCCCGAGTCGTTGGCCGGATCGGTGTAGTCCCAGCTCGACGGCAGCGCGCCGGCCAGGGCGCTTGATCCCCAGCGCATCAGCCGCGGGTTGTAGACGCCGCCATCGGTGATTCGCAGCGCCACCAGGAAGTTCCGGAAGGCGCGGATGACCTTGCACGTCACGCCGGCCGGGAAGTTCACCAGCGGCTCGGCCTTGTTCGCCAGCGCAGGAGCCCAGGTCACCGGCGCGACGCTGCCGCAATTCGCCACCATGTAGCCGTTGTACGGGCCGCCGTTCCAGGCCAGGTCGTCGCCCACGTTGAAGCTCGCGCTGCCGACATTGGCGTGCGTCGAGCCGTCCGTGGCGTACAGGGCGGTCTTGCTGCCGTAGGCCCAATAGACGGTCGTGCCGCTGTTGATCTGGGCGGCCCACAGTGCGGTGGCGGAAAGATCACCTAGCGCCTGGTCGTGGCCGTCCATGCGCTCCACGGCCCCGTCCCGGAAGCGCACGTTGCGCGCGTCCGACCAGGTGCCGTCCGGCAGGTTCCAGCCCGGCTGGTCCGGGGCGATGCCTTGCGCCAGGTTGTCGAATGAAGCCTTCATGGTCAGGTGCGCTTGATACGAACACCGTAGGTCTCGCCAGCCACCAGCCCGGGCTCGATGCCGTCCCAGTTCCAGAATCGACGGCCGCCGGCCATGCTGCTGCCCACGTAGTAGGCGTCGTTGCGGGTGTAGGTGATCCCGTTGATCTCGACGCTTTCCAGGTAGGCCGCGCCAAGGTCGCTGGTCTCCCAGCTCACGGCCACATTGAAGTCCGCGCCAGAGCCTTCGTAGTCGTACAGCAGGGTCAGGGTATTGCCGTCCCCCAGCGGATCGCCTACCAGCGTGCCGTAATACCCGGCGTCATACCCCACCACGTCACTCCCGCCCGAAGCCGCGGTCAGGAAGGCAGGGAACGCCTCCAGCCACTCGCGCCACGCCCCGCCCACCTTCACGTAGGCCAGGCCGCAGTCGCGCCACGCCCCGCCCACCTTCACGTAGGCGCGGTCGATCTGTCGCCAGGTGCCGCCGATTTTGACCCTGGAGGTCACGCCGAATACCGGAACCAGATATCCCCGTCCTGTCCGGCGTTCGCGGTCGGGGAAGCGGTCGTGACGAACACCCTGCCGCCAGAGTAGTCGGCGTCGTGGAACAGCACGCGGTGTGTGGAGACTCCGCCCAGGAGCGCCGCCGCTGATGCGGCCAGGCCCGCAGACACGGCATAGGCGGCCGAGGCGGCGTAGCCGGCCGAGGCGGCGTAGCCGGCCGAGGCGGCGAAAGCGGCCGAGGCGGCGTAGCCGGCCGACGAGGCGTAGGTCGCGCTGGCGTTCACCAGGGCGGTGATTTGCGCCTGGATGTTGGCCGTCGCGGAGCGCAGCAGGTTTATCTCCGCGGCGGTGGCGGACACGGCCCCGTCGAGCGCAGGGAACGTCCGCTTGAGGGACGCCTTGATGAGGCGCAGGTGATCGTCCGCGGTGGCCAGGTCGTCGAGCCCGCCATCCGGGTTCGTATCGACCAGCCCAGCGATGTAAGTGGCCGTTTCGAGGGGCATTGGCTGATCCCCTCTTAGTTCGGGTTACTGATCTTGACCAGGCCGTTAGCGTTCCAGATGACGATGACGATGGTCGCCTCGACGCCAGTGGTCGAGCCGGATTCCAGGTCGCAGTAGAACACGGGCCGGTTGTTGTCGAGCCTGCCCACCGCGTACTTGGCCCTCATCACCACGCTGGCGGAAAAAGTCGAGTCGGTGGCATCCAGGACCACGAACGAGCCGGAGCTGCGCGCCGTGCTCTTGCCGGCCAGCAGCTGCTCGGCGTAGCCGCTGGCCACCACCTGGAACGAGCTAACCTGCGTATCGAAGTTGGAATGGCTGGCGGCGTTCGGGGTGTACCCGGCGCTGACCAGGCTCAACCTGACGGTCACGCTGTCCCAATCCAGGGAACCATTGAGGATGTCCTCCAGCGCGTGGTTGTAGAGGACGACGTTGCCCGCGGCCATCGGTATCTCCTGTGTTAGGCCCAGCTCCCCCCTGAACTAGCCACGTCGGACCATACCCCGGTCGATGCCGCTGCATCAGCCCAGGAACCGCCAGCCGCCGGCACGGCCTGCCATCCGCTAACGGCGGTTACTATAACAGCCTGCCCCTCGACGATAAGTGCCGCCGCGCCTGGCGTGATCGTCGCGGTGTAGAAGATTGACAGCGAGGGGGCCTGGCCCTGGACCACCACCGGCGCAGCACCCGCGGCGACGAGGGCCGCAGCTCTTGCGGCCTGGCCCTGGACCGTGACCGTCCCCGCCCCTGGAGCTGCCGCAGCGCGGCTGATCGTGACCGGGGCCTGGCCGGCGAAGGTGACGGTCGCGGCCCCGGGCAGCGCCGTCGAGACTCCCGCCGAGGTCGCGGTGACGGTCGGGGCCTGCCCCGCGATCGCAAGCTGGGCTTGCTGGGGAAGCGCCAGGGCGGTGCTGATGACCGTGGCCGCCTGGCCCTGGGCCACCACCGAAGCCGCCCCCGGAAGCGCCAGGGTGCGCGAGAGCACCGTGGGCGCTTGCCCGGCAATCGCAGGCGAGGCATTGCCCGGCAGCGCCAGCAGCTTGGCGATGATGGTGGCCGCCTGCCCGGCGATGGTGACGGCCGCAGCGCCGGGGGAGGCGGTGACCGTATCGCCGCCCACCGCGGTAACAGTCGGGGCCTGGCCGGCGATGACCGGCTGCGCCTGGCCAGGCAGGGCCAGGGCAGTGCTGATGACCGTGGCCGCCTGGCCGGTGAAGGTGACGGCGGCCTGTCCAGGCAGCGCCAGCGCGATGCTGATGGCGGTTGCCGCCTGGCCGGCGAAGGTGACGGTTGCGGTGCCCGGCAGGGTGAGCGCCCGGCTGATGATCGTGGGAGCCTGGCCGGTGAACGTGACCGCCCCGGCCCCCGCCGAAACCGTGGTTGCGGCGCTTGTGCTAATCGTCCAGCGCGGGGTTACGCCGTATGTGCTGAGTTGATTGGCACCCGAATACACCCTGAAATCGAAGTAGTCGCCGTTGGCGGCCGGAGATTGGACCGTCAGGCACCACTCGAATTCACTGTAATCGTCGGTCGTGATGTCCGTCGAATCACTGCCGTTTTCGTCGTCCCAGCGTCGCCCGGTGAAGAAATCCGAGGTGCTTTTGCCGCTCGGCGCACTCAGGCGCGCCGTGGTCGCTTCGCCGCCGGCCGCGATGTTGGCCGAGGTGCTGATGTAGACTTGATTTGTGACAGTGGTCGAATACGGTTTGACGACGAACGCGAGCGATGCCCATGAATCACCGGCAATGGTTGCCGTCAACGCCGTGATCGATTCGCTGTTACTAGCAAGGGTGTTGCGACTACCGACGCACAAGCCGACGCCACCGCCGGTCGCGTTGTTGATCGTGTTCCAGTCGGACCCCGGCGCGGTAAGCGCGTCTACGTCAGACCCGAAGCCGATGTACATCCGACCATTCAGATCATTCGATTCCGTCGTGCCCGTCGGGGAGTTGACGCTAGTCTCGGCCGTGCCTGCTGAAGCTCGGGTGTTCGACCAGCCTATCGGGTCGCTTGCGTTGTACTGCCCGGACGGAATGACGAAGGTCACGGCGCGGCAGGTTTCGGACGCGGATGCCGTCCAGCCCGACGTGCCGCCAGACCACGCGCCGGTGGCTACGTAGTACCACGCCTGCATCCGCATCTCAGTGCTCGCCGACGCCACGGGCCCGGCGATGCTGACCGCCGCCTCACCGTTCGGCCCGGCCGGTGGAGTCACCGTATCGGTCGTCGTGGAGTCGTCCCAGGCGACCACGAACACCACAAGATCGCCGCTCGACGCGCTTGGGCGCGTGATGTTCCACGTTGTCGCGGCCGTGCCTACCGTCGTACCGGTGCCAGTCGGCGCAGCCGGCGGCGAGGTGTAACTGGTCGTGCTCGACCCTACCGGAACGGCGGTGTATCCACCGGCACCATTTTTCTGATAGCGCAGTGTGTAGGCGACCGAGGCCGGATCGCCCGTGGCGTTGACGAGTAGCCGCAGCAAGCGCGTGATCGAAAGCGCCGTGGTCTCGTTGGTGTCTTGGTTCTGCGACCAGGTGTGCGCAGACTCGCTGCCATCGTCTAGGCCAAACCGAAATCCTTCTTGGTCAGTAGTTACTGTAGCCGGCGCGTAGACGACGACTGCCGATGTATGCTGTACAGTCTGGCTGCACGTACCGCTCGCCGCATCCGTCGTACCACTTGTGACGATGCTCCGAATAACCGTGCCCGGCTGATCCGCACCGCCTTCGGTCTCCTCGATGATCTCCGTCCAAGCCGCATCCGGCGTGTAGGTCGTCGGGTTTGTGCTGCTATTCGAACATACGCCGCCAACAAATAGCGCCTCTCCACTAGACGTGACATCGGGCGTCGTCCACGCGGTCGTAGCGGTCGTCTGATTCTGCCCGTCGGTGTCCGCGACCCGCGCCGCACTGGTCGGCCACGAGCCCGACGTGCTGTACTCACAAAGCGTGCTTGAGTAGTAACTGCCCGTCGGCAAGGCGCATGATAGCGTCAGTGTTCCGGAGCCGGTGACGACCGCTGAGAAGATCGCCACGGACAACCAATTATTTGTGCTCTCCTCCCACTCTTGCGTGCGATCAAGCCTGATATCCGTGACCGTCGCAGTACCAGCTGTCTGCGTCACGTCGCCGGAAACAAATGCAGGCGCTACAGTGCTGAAGCCAAAGACTGCAAAGACGACAAGGTTGCCAGAAGTGACGTTGCTAGCCGTCGAGTCGGCAATGGTCGCCGCGTTATCGACGTTAACAAGCGCGCCTTCTTGTACGACGCTGATCGTCACGCTAGCGCCCTGCGATAATCAGCGCACGGCGCGCAGCGGCAACCATGCTCATGATGTTTGCTTGCGACGCCTGTACGCCACCAAGCATCAATGAGCCTGCATTGTGGGCAAATGGGATAGCGATCGGAGCGTGAGTCCTCGACGATAAACTCGGCAATCGGCCGCCAGCGCCGGCAGCCCTGGCAATGCCGCTGGCCGGCTCTAGCGTTTCGTGTCCCCTGCTTTACGACGCGACGCGGCATGGGGCAGCGAGGCGCAGACTGGTCGAGCCCCATAGCCGCACGTCGGCCCGGTCCACCAGGTAGAACGCTTTGGTGCGGTACGTGAACAGCGGTGCGCCTGTGCATGGCTTGCCCAGGTCGATCACGCCGAAGTAGGTGCCGCGCGCGCCCGCTGCCGTCACGCTGAACACGGGCGCTTGCAGCATCCCGGCGACGGCCGCGATGGTGGTTATCGTCGGCGGCAGCGGCGGGTTGGGCGCAAACACCTTGCTGGCCTCGCTGGTCCAGGCCGAGTACAGGCCGAGCGTGTCCTTCACCCGCGCCCGGAAGTAGGCGGTGCCGCCCAGGGGGCTGATCGTGCCGGTCATTGTCACGCCGGTAGCGGTGCCGGGGGCCTTCACGGGTGGCATGGGGCACGCCCCGCGCGTGCCTCCGGTGGGCGTGAAGCCGGTGCATTCGAGTTCGTACTCGGCCAGCTCGCCGGCCGCCAGCGGCGCACCGTTCTCGCGCGCGGTGGGCGCGGTCCAGGTCAGGCTGGCCTCGGCCGCCAGCGCGGCGACCCCCCAGGTCAGCAGCAGCAGCGCGACCAGCAGGGCGACGACCGTCGCCCAGGTGCGTGGCGTGACTTTCTCGATGGCCGTCAGGACAGGGGTTTTCAGGTCCATGGTCTCAACCTCCCGGTGGACTGCTCGCGGTTAGCGCGTCGCTTCAGCTCGTTGTAGACGGCCGCTGCCTTGCCGCGCAGCAGCTGGGCGGCGACGACTGACTCCTGGCCGCCGATGTACAGCTCCAGCACGTCGGCCTGGGCATGCAGGCGCACCAGCTGCTCGGCCTCGTCGGTCCAGGCGTTGCTGGCCCCATCCGAGGCGCTGGCGGAGACTCCGCCCAGGTCGTACAGGTAGGACAGCTGCAGCTCGTAGGTGCCGTCCGGGATCGGGAACAGCCGCAGCTCGCGGTTCTGGACGGCGAACTTGGCCGGCACGCTGTAGTGGTCAACGCGCCCGTTGTGCTCGTCTATCCAGTCGAACGTGACTTCGGCCAGCGGCTCGTAGTAGTTGGCCTGCTCCTCGATTCTGAGGGCGTCCGCTTCCAGGAAGTCGGTGGGCAGCGAGTAGAACTCCTGCCCGGCGGCGGTGTTGGTGGTGGCGCGCTTCTGGTTGAAGCCCAGGCGGCGTGCCCGGTAGAACTCGATCGCGTCCTCGATGGCCTGCTTGATGCGGTCATCGGCGGTAGTGTTACGGTCGAGGTCGGACCTGATCCTCTGGACCATTCTTCCGAAGGTGCTCACGCCGGCATGCCTCCGCGTGCTTGCGGACTCCCCTAACGACGCGCTTTCCGCACGTCGGGCATACCCCCGGTTGCGGGGATTCTAGCGCAGCCGCAGGCGGCGGCGCAGGCTTCGCCTGGTAGGCCTGCCTGCGCCTCACGCCTGATGCACCCGCCTGCGATCGCCCGGCCGGCCACTGTCCAGGGCGTACTCCAGGTCGCAGCGGATGCGGGCCCGCATGGGGCTGAACTCGCTTCTGACCGCGGCGCGCGGGTTCTCCCCGATCAGCAGGTCCTCCAGGGCGCTCAGCCAGTCCGAGCTGTACTGCTGGGCCACGTAGCCGTGCCAAGGCCCGCCCTGCGTGTAGTGAACCAGCTTGGGCTGGACCCCCTCCGGCAGCTTGAGCTTCCTGGGGCCGTGCTCGACCAGGACATTCCAGCATTCCGGCAGGGCCCCGATGAACTGGTCTGGGCACCAGGCAAAGCCGTGCAGGTCGATGCCGGCGGCGGTGTTGACATACTCGGGCGTCAGGCCGGCGACAACCGGGTGGCCGCAATTCAGCAGCATCAGGCTGGACCAGTTCTTGCGCGGGTAGCGCAGCTGCTGCGCGCCCAGGAACTTCTGCGTGTAGTCGGGCTGGTGGTCGTGCTTGCGCACCAGCACCGCCTTGTCGGGCTGGCGCTCGGCCTCCTCGAACAGGTTGCGGATGTCGGCCAGGGCGAGCATGTCGCAGTCCATGAAGCATGCCCAGCCGCGGTAGCCGACGAGCCACGGGACCATGAAGCGGGCGTTGCTGAACTCGGTCGAGTCGTTCGGGCCGCGCGGGCGGGTCCAGACTGACGGCAGGACGGTGTTGCCGACCGGGGCGATCGCCACCGGCAGGGAGGCGGTGGTCAGGATGCTGTGCGCCAGGACGTGGTAGGCGATGGACTCGGCCGGGTCGTAGCCGATGAACACGGGCATGCTCACGGTCAGCTCCTGTAGGCGACGCAGCTCTCGCAAATGGTCCCACTCACGTCGCGCTTCAGGTGCGCGGCGCGCAGCTCCTGGAAGCGCACCGAGCGCCAGCCGTCGATGAACGGAACCAGGTTCAGGTCCGCCATGGCGAACCTTCCGTCCGCGTCGAAACAGCAGGCGGACAGCTTGCCCTCGGCGGTGACGTGGCCCTCGGTGAATGCGGACCAGCACGGCAGCGGGTCGCGCAGCGCGTCGAGGCGGCCCTGGTTGCCGGCGGTGGGCCGGTAGCCCAGCTGCTCCTCGCGCTGCGTGGCCACCGAGCCCATGCTGTACAGCGGCAGCCAGTAGTGCTGGTCCACGTAGGGCAGCACGCGGTCCGCCAGCAGCGTCTCCATCTTTGCCTGCTGCTCGCCGTCGTAGCGGATGCTGGAGGCGTACAGGCCGGTCTTGTAGCCGCCCCTGGTGCGGACCTCGTGCGCCAGCTCGATGTTGCGCAGGGCGCGGTGGAAATACTTGGGGCTCACCGCCATGACCCTGGCGAACTGCTCCGTGTCGGCGGCGTTCACCGACCACTTTAGGCTGTCGAGGCCGGCGGCCATGCAGGCCTCCACGTCCTCCGGGTCGGCCAGCGAGGCGTTGCTGGTCAGGAACACGTAGGGGAAGCCCATCACCCGCTTGCACCAGCGGATCGCCTCCACCAGCAGCTCCGGGGCCATGAACGATTCGCCCAGGTAGAAGCACCCGATCTCCTCGACCCCGGCCTGGCGCATTTCGGTGGTGATCCGCCTGAACAGGTCCAGGTCCATGTCGGTCTTGGGCTGCACGTCGCGGCTGCGCAGGGCGCAGAAGCCGCAGCGGTAGTTGCAGCGGCCGGTCAGCTCGATCTTCACCGCGCGCGGCGCTGGCGGGTCGGGGCGCAGGTAGCCCTGGGGGATCAGGGTCACCGCGTCGATGCGCTCGGTAATGCTCACAGCTCGGCCTCCGCCAGGATTCGGTCCAGGTAGTGCTGCATCAGGTGCTTCCTGCGGCCCTTCAGGTGCAGCACCTTCCTGCCCTCGATCGGCTCGCCGGCCGCCTCGGGCGTGTAGTTCCATACGTCAGCGTCCAGCACCGACACCAGGATGTCGGCCCAGGGAGTCTTGCGGCGCACGACGTAGGGCATCCGCTTGGTCTTGTCCAGGCCCACCAGCTCGCGCAGCGCCACCTGGTTGCCGTACCAGTCCTGGTAGTTCCTGGACAGCTTGGCCACCCGCTCGCGCAGCGCCAGGATGGCCTCGGTCGCAGCCATGGTCGGGTTCGCCAGGATCACGCCGTAGTTGTAGGGCATAAGCTCGGCCACCCCGGCCACCTTGTTGCCGTCCTTATCCCGGGCAACGTGGTCGCGGTAGGTCACCGCCAGGTCCACCGCGGGCGGCATGCGCAGCTCATGGGCGATCAGCGTGTCGCTGTCGAGGAAGGCCACCGGGCAGTCGAGCACCGGCATGTGCCGCAGCATGAAATGCGCCTGGGCCACCAGGTTCTCCACCATCAGCGGGCGCTCACCGAACGGCATCCGCACGGTTACGTCGGCCCATAGCTGCGGCGGGGCGGACCGATCGGTGTACAGGTACACGATCGCTTCCTGCACCTGCTTGGCGGTGCGGGCGGACAGCTCGGCCTGGGCCAGGCCCTCGGCCTTGGTCGCCCAATAGACGACCGCCCTTACGGGGTTGGCTTTCGATACATCCAAACCGAGTCCTCCATCACGCCAACGTCCATCAGGCTGAAGTGCCGCGCGACGGCGCGTTGCACGCCAGGCCAGCGGTGGTTGAAGTCGTGCCCGGTGATCCATCCGCCCGGCCTGACCAGCGGATACCAGGTGGCGATGTCCTGATGCACGCTGTCGTAGTCGTGCCTGGCGTCGATGAAAACGCAGTCTAGGCTTTCCCTCTCGATGCGGGCAGCCAGCTCCTGGCCGGTCTCCTGAAAGAACTTGAGCCGCGAAGCCCACGGCCTGGTCCGCTCCTCGAACTCGGCGCGGATGGCGGCGAAGTCCCAATCCTCGTAGGTCTCGGCGTCAGGCGTGGCCGCCAGGTCCTGCTTCATCCACGGGTCGCAGGCCCATACCACTTCAACCTTCGGGCAGTGCTCCAGCACGTAGGCGGTCAATCGCCCCTCCTTCGTGCCGATTTCCGCAAAGCTGCGGGCCCCCTCGGATTCCAGCAGCCCGGCGACTATTTCCCACCTGCGCATAGCGCCTCCACGGTCGAGTGCACCGCCTCCTCCCAGCTGTCGCCCTTCTGCCTGTGCAGCCGCGCGTGCGGGCCCGGGTACAGGAACCACTCGCTGCCCTGCAGGCCGTAGCGCCAGGCGGGCTTCGACGGCACCAGCACGTCGGTCGGGTGGCCCGAGCCGGCGGCCAGGTGCGCGATGGACTGGCAGACGGTCACCAGCCGATCGGTCGCCAGCACCAGGGCGTGCGTGTGGTCGTAGTCGAAATGCTGGACGGCGGCGCGCGGCCAGCACATTGCGCTTTCGCCGTGCTTCTGGTTGACCGCCAGCACCGCCTCGCCCACGTCCTCGTAGTCGAAGCATACGAACAGGAACCTGTCCGAGAGCTTCAGCAGCGGGGCCAGGTCACCGATGCCAATGGTCCTGTAGCTGCGCATGGTCTTGATGACCCCGCCGCGCGTCGCCAGGCCGATGATCTTGCGCCCGGCTGCCAGCTCCTCCAGGCGCGCGCGGTACTCGGCCCGAATGCCCTGGTCGGCGCACGGCCAGAACGGGCCGTAATCCCGCCAGGCCTCGGCGTAGTCATCGGCCGAGCGCCGGAACAGGCAGGCCAGGTCGCCCACGCCGCAGCGGTAGTCGAACGGGCCATGCTTCATGGCCTCGGCCGCGGTGTTCGCCTTGCGGGTCGGGATCAGCGTCAGGCTGGTGTACTTGCCGAAGGCGGCCTGGTAGATCGCGGTCATCCGCGGATGGTGCTCGAACACCACCTGGCAGCCCTCGGCCAGCAGCTCATGCAGGCAGTTGGCGAACATCAGCTCGTCGCCCAGGCCCTGCTCGCCCCATACCACCACCTTGCGGCCCGTCAGCTTGCCCAGGTGCCTGCGGTCCAGCAGCTCCGGCTCGTTCTCGCCAGGGGTGTCGATGTCCGGGCCGTGGTAGTAGCGCAGCAGGCGCTCCTTGCCCAGGCCGGAACGGTACAGGCGAAAACCGTTGTCGAAGTCGCCGGCCTCCAGGTGCAGCAGGCCCAGGTTCCACTCGGCCCTGGGGAAGCCTGGCTTGATCTGCAGGGCGCGCTCACAGGCGACGATGCCAGGCCGCGGGTCGCCCTCGTTGACGTAGCAGGCCCCCAGGTTGGTCCAGGTGCCGGGGTTGTCCTGGTCGTACTCGGTGGCCCTCTGCAGGACCTCGATGGCCCGCTCGTGCTGGTTCATCCTGCGGTAGCAGGCTCCCAGGTTGGCCAGCGCCACGGAGTTGGGCTCAAGCTCCAGGCTGCGCTCGTAGCAGGCCGCCGCCAGGGCAGACAGCTCACGGGCGAAGAACAGATTGGCGGCGTAGAACCACAGGGCGGGGTGGTCGTTGAACTGGTCAATCGCCGGCCACAGCAGCGCCTCGACCCTCGGGTATTCCTTGTCCTTAAACGCCTGCTCGATGGCCTGGAATACCTGGCCCAGCCCGACTTCCTGCATGCTCCCTCGTCCCCTTCAGCTGAAAGACACCAGGGGCACCGGCCGTGCCCCTGGCTGCGGATGCTGAACTACCGTCAGGTGTTCATCCCGCGGTTGACGTACTTCACCACCAGGTCGAACCAGCGGCCGGCCGTCACGCCCGAGCGCGGCGTGACCACCACGTTCTCGTACTGGACCACTGCGGCGTCCGAGGCCGAGAACACGTAGCCGATGCTGGAGGCCTTCGACGCCTTGACCGCGAGCGCGGTGGACATCGTGGCCGAGGTCAGGAACTGCTCCACCGAGGCGGACGTTCCGACCTGGTACACCCCGTTGGGACCTGCCGCGCCCGGGTACATGACCACTTCGGTCACCTGCACTCCGGACGGCAGCCGGCAGGCGATCACGATGTCGCCGACCGATAGGGTGGTGTTGGACGAGTAGCTGGTGAGGATCACGTTCTCGCCTTGGAAGTCGCCCTTGTTGGCGACGTTCGCCATCGTTGCATAGCGGGTTGCCATGGTCAGGCCTCCTTACGTATGCGCAGCAGCATAGCTGCTGACGACGACGGTGGCGAAGTCCGAGCCGTTGTAGCGGTTCTTCTGGAGACCCCAGATGCAACCCGCCGCAACGCCGAGCTGGTTCTTGTAGTCGAACAGCTCCTCGGTCCAGTCGAACGTGTTTTTGCCGTAGCCCTTGCCGAACGCGATCGCGCCAGCCTGGGCCCCCACCAGGATCGCGCGCCGCACGCTGGCCTTTTCGCCAAGCGGGACGCGCAGGGCCTCCTGCAGCACCACGCCGTTGTACTCGCCCAGCGCGCCGGTGTAGATCGAGCTGCCGCTGCTGCGACCCCCCGACAACGCCGCCTTCTGGATGTCGAGCCACTGCCCGGTGTTGGTGTTGGTGCGCAGGTCGGTGACCTGGTACGGATGCAGGAACATCACGTACTTGTTCTCACCGCCCACCCGGATTGGCCGGATCGTGTTGGTCGCCAGCTTGGCGATCTCCACGGCCTTGTCGATCAGCTGCAGGTGGAACACGTCGGTCGTCGAGACTGACGCCTCGGTGTTGTGACCGGCGACACCCGCTGGCGTTGCGTACAGGACGTGGCCCGCGTCGGGCGCGGTCGCGGCCTGCATGCCGGTGTAGCGAACGTCGGTGACGTGCGCCGCACCCGCCAGCTGGTTGAAAAACGCCGTGTCGATTCGGTCGGCCCACCAGTCGGCCAGGCCGTCCCGGGCTTCCGCGCGCACCGAGAACGGGACGCGCTGCTCGGACATCTTGCCACCCGACCGGACTGCGTGACGCAGCTGGTCGATGTAGATGTCCTGGCTGTAAGTCACCAGGTCCTCCTCGTTTCCTTCGAGGACCGCATCGCCCACGATGCCGTCGCCCTGGAGCTGCATGCGCAGTCCGAACCTGATGCGATCGCCGGCTGCCTTGTTCAGCTCGGTCTTGATCTGCACGACGCTGTTGGAGTCCTTGCCCATGTACTGCAGGGCAGCGGTCTTTTTCAGCGCCTGAACCATCAGGTCCTTGCTCCAGTGCTTGACGGCTAGCGGGTGGTTAACGCCGTAGTCGGTCGTTGCCATCGCTGTCTCCTGAGAGTTGTTGCCGTTTCACACCGCTACATGCGCCGTAGCCGCGAAACGCACGATTGAGGCCGTGCGCGCCCAGGGCTATCTCGGACCCCACCCGAACCACCGGCAGTCGGGCCGGTGAGCCGTGCGCCACTCAGCGGCGGCGCGGGAAAAGCTCTGCCATCGCCTGGTCGAACTCGTCAGCCTCCCCGGACATCAGTTTGTCCAGCTCGGAATCCGGCTCGCCGGTTCCAGCTGCCGCGCCCCCCATGCCCTGCAGGCGACGGCGCTCGGCAGGCGGCGCATCGCCGCCCCGGCGCTGACCATCCTGCGGTGGATTCTGCACTTGCTTCGGCTGGTATCCAAGCGTCTTGGCCATCGCGTAGGCCAGCTCGGCCGGGTTCTTGCTGGTCTGCAGCTGCTGCGCCGCGAACTGCAGCTCGTCCCGGTCGAGCGCCTGGAGGATGGCGGCCTCGGGCGCGTCCGGGAACATCAGCTTCGCCTGGGCCAGGCGCACGTTGCGCAGGTGGGCCAGGGCGTCGTGATAGTCGGCCGTCTTGGCCGAGAACTCCGCCTCGGCGGCAGCGACAGCCGTGCGCACCTGGGCGACGATCGCCTGCTGCTGCGCTAGCTGCTGTGCCTGGGTCGCGGTCCCCTCCACCTTCTTCAGCGCCTGGACGGCTTCCTGGACGCGGTGGTCCACGTAGCCCTTCGGGTCCTCCAGGTACTCGGGCGCGGGCGTCGGCGGCTCGGGCTCAGCCGGCGGCGGCTGGTTCCGCTGCTCGCGCATGGCGCGCAGCTCCGCCTCCAGGCGCTCGAATCTCTGCGCCCGGGCACGCTCCTCGTCGAGCTGCGCCTGCAGCTTGCGCCGCTCCTCCAGCAGCGTGGCCAGCGGCACCGTGCGCTGGTCCTCCTGCTGCTGGCGGGCCTGGTCGTCGAGCAGGGCCTGGTCATCCGGCGGCAGCTGGTCCTCGGGCGGCAGCTGCGGGTCCAGGTCGTCCGCGAAATCATCCGGCCTTGCGCTCATCGTTCACTCCCTCCACCGCTGGGGGCCGCCGGGGCGGGTGCCTCGCCGACCATCGCCTTGCCCGCCTCGGCCGCCTTCTTGACGGCATCGGCGCGCTTCTGGATTTCACCGCCACCGGCCTCGCGGGCCTTCGCCTCGTTGAGGTTGGCCTTGGACTCGACCTCCCGGGCTTCCGCCTCGGCCTTGCGCTTCTGCAGCTGCACCTGCTCAGGCGGCGGCGGGGTGGTGAGCGCCTTCTTCCAGGCGTTCACCAGGTCGGACGGCAGCGGGCTGTAGTCGAGGATTTCGGGCGGCGGCATCACGCCCATGTTCATCAGCGCCGGCAGCAGCGTCTCCAGGACGGCCCAGACACGCTCCTTCAGGTTGGTGCTGGTCGGGGCATCGTCCACCACCACGTCGTAGCGGTAAGTGTCCGCGTCCTTCACCAGCGGCACGTACTGAGCCTGGCCCTTCGGCCCGTTGATCCGCACCAGGCGGCCGTCGCTCATGTACTCGCGGATGTAGTAGGCCAGCAGGCGGCCGTGCTGCTTGTAGTAGCGGCGCATCGCGTCGAACGCCCAGGCGATCACCGTCAGGGCGGATTGCTTGCGCTGCGCCTCGACGATGCCCGGCTGGACACGATCGGCCATGCCGATGATTTCCAGGTTCAGGCCCGATGTCTCGGGCAGCATGCGCAGGCTGAACTCCATCAGCTTGTCGAGGCCGGCCGGGTAGGGGGCCACAGGCTTCGGCATCAGCCTCTGCTGCGCGATGGCCCCTTCCTGTACATAGGTGATCGAGTCTGGCCGCGCCCATTCGCTTTCGGCTTTGCGCGGGTCGGTGAACACGCCTTCTTCGACAATCAGGCCTCCCTTCGCATTGGACTGCAGGGTGTACAGAATCTGGCTGAAAAACACGTTGAGCCAGGCCTGCGGGTCGCGGATCGCGCGGCCCACGCCGTACCAGGTGCCGTGGTTGCGGTCGCGCTTGCCGGTCATGCAGGCGTAGGTGAAGCCCTCCTGGTAGGGGCTCTCGTGCGCCTCCAGCAGGGTCGCGCCGCAGATGAAGGCGCGGTAGTAGCGCCGGCCCTTGGCTTTCTCGGCCTGGTACTTGGTGCCGTTGTTCTTGAGCGCCGGTTCCAGGCGGGCCCACTGCTCGTCGGTGAAGTGCCGGGTGCCGTACTCGGATGACACCTTCCAGACTTCGGCGGATTCGTACCACTGGTACTCGGCCACCGGGATCGAGCGCCGCTGGCCGGCGGGGCCGGCGTCGCGCGCGTACAGGTGCGCGCTGTCGGCATCGTGCGGCAGCAGGTCCAGCTCGTCCTCGGTCGGGCCGGTGTCCTGGCCCTGGGCCAGCTCGACGCCTGGCCACTCGGCCTCGAACTCCGCCTGGCTGTACGGCTTGACGCGGATCATCCAGCGGGCGTCGGCCAGGTTCTTGCGCCGGGCGCTCGGGTCCCAATACATCAGCAGCGGGTCGCGCCGCTCGATGCGCACCCGGCCCTCGGGGTCGCTGTCAAAGTCGATGTCGGTCTCGGTCCAGCCCATGCCGCAGATCAGCAGGTCGGCAAAGGCGTCCGTCTCCTCGTCCTCGGCGTCCGCCTCGTCGCGCATCCACTTGGCCGCGCCGGTCAGCAGCTCGTTGATCGCGGTGTCGCCGGGCTCGCGCGGGTAGTAGCGAATCTCCTGGCGGTTGTTGATCTGCAGGCCAATCAGGGCGTCGAGGAACTTGCCGCTGACGTTGAAGGTGACCGCCGGGCGCTGTTCCTGCCTCAGCTGGGCCGCATCCTCGTCGGGCCACTGGTGCCCGGCCACCAGGTCGAACAGCTCGCGCGCCTCGGTGCGCCAGTCGTGCGTGGCGGCCTTGCCGTCCCGGTAGCAGGCGTTGAACGCCGCGATGATGCGGCCGTCATCCAGGCGGGTCTTGTTCGGCTTGGGCGCGGCCATAGGCCCGGAGTCTAGCGCGAACGCCAGCTGTTGCGCGACTG